ACCACGTCGGGTTTGAGGATTCACTCAGCCGGAAGTCCCAGAGATAGACGTTCCCATCGACCGCTAACCAATACTTATCTTCAAAGATCGTGCTGTGAACGTCCCCTGTTCCGACCTTATCAAGATCATGGGCCAGACCGCGCAGATGTACGGTGCCGTTGATCTTCCGCCCGATCTCTATGATGTTGTTCTCGTGCGCGGCGGATGAGTCGGACAGGAAGCATACGCCGTGCTCCCGGTTGCAGAACACGAGGTTGTTGTCAACAAGCTGGATGCTCCACGGGTATTCGCAGCCGAACTTAGAGTTGATCGCAGTGTAGGGCATCTCGATCTGAAGTCGGTCGGAAGTCGTAGTCGTCGTGCCGAAATTGGCGCGGCCGACGCCCTTTTCTGAAAAAACAACAAGGAACCCCTGCTGCCTTCCGAAGCCTGTGACGGGGCTCTCGGTGTCCCCGGCGAAGTTGTAGTGCTCCATCGGGAAGTAGAACGGGTTCATACTGAGCTCGTCGTTGCCACTCCAGAAGTACGCGTTGGGCTGCGCCTCACAGCCGCCGACAACGACGCAGAGATTCTGGTCGCCCCCGTACACGATCGCGTAGGGGCAAGACATCACAGAGTTGTAGGCATCGGTTCCAGTAGAGTGGTAAGTGATCCGAACGGTGTTCGCCTCGGTCGGGGTGTGTACAGGCGGCGCTGTGCTGAAACGCACAAACGCGGTTTTGTTGTCGGTATCAATATGAACACTGTAGTCGGTCCCGGCGGTCTGGGTAACGCCGTCCACGATAACCTTCGACACCGAGTCGGGATGGTTATCATCAGAGCCGTACGGTAGATAGTAATCTGTCTCGTCCTGTACTGCGGTGTACCAAATCGTTTTGGATTTTGACAGCCGATTCTCAGGCTGGTACGCCGTACCGGCAACGGTCGTCGGGTTGGCGTTGATGTACGTTACCGGAATAAACTCGTGATCCTCAACGCTGGTAATGGGGAATTTTGCCGATAAGGACGCACCGTCAGGATTATAGGCGATCTGGTAATAACCGCCTTTGTTCTTGTACATCAAATAGTCGCCATAACGGAAGAACGTACCGCGATTCTGCGGAATCATATTGCGCTTCAGTATGAGCCTTGGGTTTTCCGCCGCTGGGTCGAAGCAGTAGAGCCACTGTCCGATGTGCACGAACCCGACTCCCCAGAACAGATCGGTGTACGCTGCGTAGGCGGTCAGGTTGTTGCTTGGTTCCTTAATCAACGTGTACTGCCCATCACGGCAGGACAGCGCACCGTTCTTCCATAAAAGGTTCCGCATGTCCGGGCTCTCGTTCGGGTTGAGCCGGTAGTTGAGTTCATAGAGGTTCAGCCCGCCGTCCAGACGGTTGAAATCTACGGTGTATTGCCGCTTGGCATCGGGCATGTGACTGAGGGAAATGCGGAAGTTCCGATTGCTCAGTCCGCCCGCCATTCCACTCCGACTCATGACCAGCCTCCGTAATACGGGCCGTACGGTCCGCCCGGTCCGGCAGAATCGTACCAGCAGTCGTCCAGACCGTAGACGTCGCGGACGCCCTGAATCTCGGTGTACGGAGCAGGCGTGATGCGGGCCAGCTTGTTCTCGAACTCGTTCTGCAGCGAGGCGTAGCGGAAGGCGTCGTCCTCCATCACGAGATGCGCCCCTACATAATAGGGTATCGCCATCTGCACCGTGACCGGCGCGTCGATCGGCTCCTCGTAGCACGGCTCGCCCCCGAGGGGCAGGAGCCTCGGCTTGCGGAAGTAAGGCAGGATCATCGGACGATCCATGTCCTTCGGGATCAGAATGAAGTTCGGGTCCTCGATCTTGTAGTGTGTCCAGATGGTGCTTTGTCCGCGCCGGAAATCCGCATCAGGCACAAGCAGACCGCCGGGACGGTAATCAAGCAGGTCGTCCGGAAGCGGGAAGCGCAGCCAGTTGCCGTACTCCTCTCCGTCCTCCGGGTTGAGCGTTACCTCTGCCGGGAGTCGCCGGACAGAGGATGCGATATAGATCAGGCAGTCGTTGATGAGAAACGGAATCTTCGCCACATAATCCGCCTGATTATTGTAGGTGTCCACATAAGGGTTGCTCGCGATCGTGTACTGCCCGATCAGCATCAGGGCGGCATCGCGAATCTCGCCGTATGTCATAGATCGGCCCCCTTAGAAAGTAAGTTCGAGGGGAGCAGGAATCGAACCTGCACCCGCCCGGGGAAGGAGTAAAACCGAGCGGCGGCTCCAGCCCCCTCATAAAAAGGAGAGCACCGTAATGGTGCTCTCCCGTTGTGTGGTTAGCTGATTAGCCCTTGTTGACGATCGCCGTACCGTAGGCGATGGGCTTGTAGTAAGTGGTGTCGGCTTCCACGACGGCCACAACAGTATTGGTGCTGGCAGTAACCTCCAGACCGTTGGCGGTGAGCTCGGTCCAGTTGCCGATGGTCAGCCCGGTGTTGTAGACCACGGCATCCAGAGAAGCGGCATCAGCCGCGAGCTGGTAGTAGTACTTGTCGCCGGAAACCTCGGGAGCGCCGGGCTCAACAAGGATCGTGGTCTTGCCGGAGGCAGTGGCGGCGGTGGTGACATTCAGGAGCTTCAGGACAGCCTGAGAGCCGTGGTAGTACACCGCGTCGGCCTTCTCGTTCAGGATGAAGCAATCGTAAATCAACCGCCCCTCCACGAGCCAACCGGAGATGCCGGGAGGATTGTCGTGGGTCTTGTACTCCTGCAGCTGCTTGGGAGCGGTGCAGGCAGACGGGTGCGTGATGATGAACGCAGCACCGGCGGGCAGACGGCTGGAGGGAACCTTGACGATCTTGATGCCATCGCACTCGCCGAGGACGCCCTTGATGACCATCTCCTGAGAGGTGTTGCCGTACTTCATGAACGCCGGATCCTGCTTCAGCAGGTTCGCAAACCGGTAGGAGCAGAAGGCAACGCGGCCCTTATCAGGCACGTTGTGGTTGCCCAGCGCCTCTTCACCGGCGAGGAAGCACTCGTAGGCGTTGGACTTGGTGATCGCCGTGGTGGCGTAGTTGCCGTTCGCGGTTGCCGCGGCAGCCATCTTGGCGAAGATATAGGTGTCGAACTCCGGAACGCAGACCTCACGGATCTGACGGGCCAGCGCCTTACCCGCATCGGAAACCATCTCGGACTGGATCTTATCACCCTTGTCGATGATGAAGGTGAAAGCACGGTCCTTGGTCACGGTGAGGGACTGGACGTTACGGGTCAGATCAGCGGGGGTGCCGTAACGGCTGGAGCCGCTGCGGGTGTAGTCGTTCATCGGAACGATGGGAATGGAGTACACATTAACGGTCTTGTCGCCGGTGAACTTATACTCGTTATTGGTGGCCATCATGGCCTGAGACTCACGGTAGAAGCGCTCGTCAACCTGCTTGGCGTAGCGCGTGGCAAGATTCATTCCACCTGCCATAATCAATCATCCTTTCCATGATTGCGGCTGGCGGATGCTAGGGATCACAGAAGGGAATTGAAGCCTTTCATGAAGGGGTCATCCGCGTCTTTGTCATCGGCGCGTCCGCCCTTGGAGACTCCTGAGACTGGAGCCCTATCCGCCGAGTCCGCATTATTTTTCAGAATACGGTTCTCTTTGCGGAGCTTCTCCGCATCGCTGCGGGCTTTCTCCGCTTCGGCCTGAGCTTCCTTCCTTTTGAACTCCGTGTACGCCTGCAGCAGAGAGACGCCGGGTTGCTGCACCGCCGCATAGACTTCCTTGGGAAGTTCCTTGCCCACGAGATCGGGGTACGCGTTCAGAAGCTCCTTGGCTTCCGAAACATAATCGCGCCCATTCGCGGGAGCGGGGGCCGGCTGCTGTGGCGTCGGCTGTTGAGTCTGAGGCTGGTTGAACTGGACGGATGCGGCGTCGGCATATTTCCGACCGACATAATCCTCTGCGATCGCATCGGGAACGCCCTGCCCGCGAAGGGCCTCCATTTCGGAGGACTTGGCGTTGTCGAGAATCGCGTCCAAGAAAGCCTCGGCACTGTCGTACTTCAGGGCGTGAGCGGTGCGCTCCACCCTGTCTCGGATGGACTGAACGCCCGCGAGCCGGTTCTTGTACCGGTCTGCGCTGCGAGCCATCTGGAGTAGGCCGGGAAGGTCTGCGTCGTCGATCTCCTCCTCTCGATCCTCGTGATCGAACTGGTATCGAACACGGCGCTTCGTCGGCTGGACGTTCTGCGTGTCCGTGGCGGGGACTGCTTCGTCGCTGCCGTTATCAGCGGAAGGCCCGGTGTCTGCTGCAGGCTCTATGGCGGGAGCCTCTGCGGTCTCGGGTTCCTCCGGATTGCTGACTTCATCTTCCGTTGAGGTGGCCTCGGATGCGCTGTCCGTGCCAGTCTCTCCGGTCCAAGAGTCGGGCTCGAAGAAGTCGTCGCCCTCTGCGTAGCCGTCCGGCAGAAGGGCGTCCGGTTCTTCATCCATCGGGATTTCCGGCTGATAGATGTCAGTTTCTTCGTTCATTCATTTTCTCCTTTCTCCCGTGGCGGGGGAGACGTTTTTGTGTATTTACAATCCGCATAAGCGGCTTGCATCAGAAAGCGTTCATCGAAGCCATGCGCTTCAGACTGGTCTGGGCCGTGGGCGGGAGGTTCCCGAAGGACTCCTGAATCCCGGCGGGCATCTGGTACAGGGCGCGGCCCGTGTCGAGCTGTCCGCCCATCGTGGGCAGCGCCTTACCGTTGGGGCGGCCTCCAAGACCGGCCTGCGGTTTCGACGGGACCGGCACGTTGCTCGCCGCCAGAGGGTTGCCCGCGCCCGCAGGGGCGCCGCCCTGCTGCTGCGCGTTGCCCATAGCGTTCTGATCCGGGACGCCCATCATCTGCCGCATCTTTTCGATCAGCTCAACGCGTCTCGGGAGCAGTTTGTCAGGCAGACGCTCCAGATAGTCGATGACGTCGAGTGTGCCGTCCTTACGGAGGTTGTCGAGCGTCTGGACCATAGCGATCTCGGAGTAGTAGGTCGTAGCACCGGCGTCGATGGAGAGGTTAAGCCACAGATGCTTGAACTGGTCGAAGTCGAAGTCCTCCAGCGCCTTCCGCTGGATCGTCTGCATCTGCATCATGCCGGTGTTGGGGTCGATGACCGGCTGACCGGCCGGGTCGAGAACAGGCTCCTCGAAGCTGCGTTCCACGACGATGGGGCGCTCATGGTAGTAGGTTCCCATCATGTCCAGCAGGATCCGCCCGATGTCCTCCACCCACTCGTTCTTGTTGGCGCGGATGTTCTCAAGCGGGACCTCGGAAGTAGACTGCAAGACCATGAGCGCGGAGGTGTTGTCCGGCTTGACGTTACCCATCTGGGCGTCCGTCGCGCCGAGGCACTCCTTCGTGTACTGCATGGTCTTGTCGATCGTCATGATGATCTGGTTGCTCATGTCCGCAGGCTGCAGGTTGTAAGCCACCTGCTGGATGCTCTGGTTCGGGAGCAGCCCGTGGACCGCGATCTGCTCGCCCACCTCGTTGCTCCACTCCCGAATCAGGTCGCCGTTGAAGACCGTCTTCGGGAATCCGAGCAGCTGCATATGGCGGAAGATCGTTGCGAACATGGTATTAAGGAAAATCTGGTTCGGCACCACGCCGGTCACGAGGGCGCGTCCGTGGTACTGGTTCTTCTGCTTCTCCCAGTTGCCCCATGCGACGGGGTACAGGGAGAG